GAGATCATCCCGCCCCCGGCCGAGGGTTTGAAATAGCTGCCGACGCTCATGGCCGCAACCTCAGAATCAGGGCGACCAGCCCGTCACCGCTCGGTTCGAGCTGGATCAGGTCGTAGTCACCGCCGCCGTCCAAGACCGGCAAGTCAACGCTGACCAGCATGCCCTGCTGCAGACCTTGCGAATCGCTGACGCGGATCTCGAAGCGAGGCTCGCGCAACCCGGTGTTGAGCTTGCCGAACTTGGGTTGCAGCCAGGGCGCGGCAAACATGCCGAACACTGGCCCTTCGCGACCTTCGATCCGCGCGCTGTCACCCAGTGTCTCGAAAACGATGTCGTCAACATCAGTCATCAGCTCGCGAATGCCCATGACTACATCTCCAGCAGGATCTGCGCCAGTGGCCGGGTGCACATGTGCAGCGGGTTGGACTGCGCTTCGCCGGCCATACCCTTGTTGAACGGCAACGGTTCGATCTTGCTGTAGTACGGCACGCCTTCGGTGTTGACCGTTTCCATGTAGTCGGCGGGGGCGAACACCGAGATGTACAGGTCCGGAACGCCTTCGGGAATCAGCAGTGCTTTGTCGTCGTGCACAAAAGTGATGCCGGCGATCTTGCCGCGGTAACGCTCCCAGGTGATGCCCCCGTAATCGAAGCTTTCACGTGCGTCACCGCGCAGCGATGCCGCCTGCTGGGTGTTCAGGTAAGTCGCCTTCACTTCTTTAAGCTTCAACATTGCGTTCCAGAAGTTCTTGCCACAGAACGCTCGCGAACCACTGCGGGTAACGCTTCCCAGAGCGTCTTCCTGCAAATCCAGGGCATCACCACACTTGATACGGAAGTCCTCGTCCGAGCCTCCAAAGCCCATCGACAAGGTCTTCCGTTTCACGCCAAAACGCTCATAAAGATCAAGCAACACGGTCTTGCCGTCAGCGTCATAGATCTTGCCGTTCAACGCACCAAGGCGCTGAAACTCGTGAGTGACGTCCAACTGACGGCGTGCCTTGGCCAGGCGCTTGTTTACCACGTCCTGCACCGACTGAAGCTCGGAGCGCGTACCGAAAGCCCGAATGCCCTGAATCTCGTCAGCCCTGATGGTGAAGCGTTCCGGCAGGTGCACGGTGTTGAACGGGATCAGGTTGCGCTTGCTGCCCGACACAACGAGGCCGGACGTTCCACGCTCGCCGGCCGGTACTAGGGCAAGGGTATCGCCGTCTTTTTCGATCTGCACCGTCAGGGTGGTGATGCCCTCTTCCTGAAACAGTCCGAGGCTACCGATGCGCCCAGGTACGTATTCCTGTTCGTTGATGGCGGCGGTCAACGAGGACACCGAAAACGCCTCGTCGTTGAAGATTTGAATGTCAGCCATGAAGCAGTCTCCAGAAAACAAAAAACCCGCACAGGGCGGGCTGAAAATACTAAGGTGACCGCCTTAGCGAACGATCACGTTATGCGCGGCCAGCGCTTTCTCGGCGGCCAGATCCAGACCGGTCAAATGCGCTTCGCTGACCTCGGCCAGACGAACCACGGCGCGACCGCGACGGACAATGTCAGACGTGCTCAGCGGGCCGAAGAGAATCGCTTGCGCGTTCTCGCTGCCGTCTTCGGCGGTCGGGTTGTACGGAGCGAATTCGCCGGTGCTAGTGACCAGGCCGAGGATCTGGCCAGGTTCCAGCGCGGGGCCGGCGGCGACGTTGATCGCTTCGCGGGAAATGGTGCCGGCACCCTCGGACAGGAGGAATTCGCCGGCGTGCATCGGTTCACGTTGAATGTTCATGCATTAGCTCCAGTAAGAGTGGATCGTTTGCCCGTTTGCGCCGCTTGGCGTGCGGACCAGATAGAGGGTTGGTCGATTTGCTTGGCCTGCACCTTCGGCGGCGGGTCATCGGCCAGCGGCAAACTGTTGTCGATTTCAAAACCCTTGCCGCTACCGACCAGCTTGTCAAAGAGCCGGGCACGAACTGCCGGTGCATCCAAGCCTGCCGATACGTACTCGGCACTGAACTCCGGTAAACGCGCAGCGACACACAAGTCGTTGATGGCTTTGGCCTGGGTCAGCGCCGCCTGCACCACCGCTTCGCTTTCCAGCCTGGTGACAGCGAGCAGCGGCTCAATCAGGTTGCTGATGCCCGCCGCCGTGCAACGCTGGCTGATCAGCACCGCCAGTTGCGCGGCATTGGACGCCGGCGCCGGTGGATCATCCGCAATCGGCGGTACCGGTTCCGGTGTTGGCTCAGGTTCCGGCTCCGGTTCTGTGGGCTCATCGAGTTGGGCCAGCAGCTCAGCTGGGGCATGCTGAAAACGCTGCAACACGGCGCCCTGTCCCAGGCACGCTTTGACCTTGACGCCATCGCCGACCTCGTCAGCCAGTCCCAGCGCCACCGCCTCATTCGCCGTCAGCCAGGTCTCGGCGGCAACCAAGCGCCGCAGTTCGGTTTCGTCGATGTCCGGCGCCTTGGCCTTGTACGCCGCGATGATGGCTTCCATGGTCTGGTCCAACACATCGGCGACCTTGCGAAAGCTCTCGGCGTCGCCGGCGGCGTAGGTCCACGGATTGTGAATCATGAGCATGGCGTTGGACGCGATGACCACCCTGTGCGCACCACATACGGCAACGCTGGCCGCGCTGGCGGCCAACGCATCGACCCGACCAGTGCAGCGCTCGCCCAGTCGCGACAGCGCGTTGTGCATCGCCAGACCGTCGAACAGATCTCCGCCCACACTGTTGAAGGCGGCGACCACCGGCGACACACCGTCGTCCATCGCCCGTAGATCCTGAACAAACTGATTGGCGGTGATGCCCCAGGTACCGATCTCGCCGTAGACGAACACTTCAATGGTGCGTTGTTCGGATTCGCCATTGGCCTGCATGGCGTACCAGCTCTTGTCCGAGACTTGCACGCGCTCGCCGGCCTTGTTGTAAATGCGCGGACGCGCCTGTTTGCTCATGGTTGCTCCTTGTCTTCGAGCGGTTCGATGACATCAAGGGTGTTGTAGTTAAGACCCAGGCCAACGGCTCGGGCGAGGTCGGCGGCGTTTTCTGCATCGACTGTTTCGGCGTCGTAACCGGTACGTAGCACCATCTCGCTGCGCGAGGCGAACCCGGCTTTGACTTCCATCGTCCGCGCCTGCACGTCCTGTACTGGCTGGATGTAGGCCCATCCCTGCGGTACCCAGCGGGTGCGCAGATATTCGCGTCGACGCTGGGCGTAATCCTCCAGCACCAACGCACCAGACAGCACCGCCATGTCCATCCACGCTGCACGCACAGGACGACACAGCTGATGCACGTAAACGCTGAACTGCAGTTGCTCCAGACGCCGGCGAAACTCGTTGAGCACCACGCGCAATGCGCGGTCGTTGATCTCACGCATATCGCCGGTGAGGATCTCGTACGGCGTACCGGTACCGGCCGCAGCGGCCATCAATTGCTGTCGCATGAAGTCCGGGTAGTTGTTGCCGGCGTCGGGCGGTTTGGAGAATTCCACTTCCTCGCCTGGTCCAAGTTCCTGCATGGTGCCGGGTTCAAGCGCGACCATCGGCGTGAAGCCATCCCGATCCGTGACCAGGGGAGCACCCGTAACCGGGTCGCGCGGCATGGGACCCGATTCCGGTGGGGGTCGAGTGATGAAGCCGGCGAAGAGGTTGGCCACTTCCTGGCGAAACAGCACCGCGTCGTCATAGTTGTCCAGGCTGCGCAAGCGCTTGAGCACCGGCGACAAGCGCGGCACGCCACGCAACTGGCCGGGTTCCAGCGGTTCGAAGATATGCAGCACCTGCGTGGCAGGCACGCGCACCAGTTGGTTGTAACCGGCGTTTAGCGATAAAGGATCACCCGGGTGCGAGCGATACATCCAATAAGCCACGCGCTTGCCGATCGGGTTGAACTCGATGCCGGCGCGGATCACGTTTCCGTCGCGGGTGGTCTCAAACTTGTCGTGCGGCACGAACTCGGGTGCGAGCAACTGCAGTTGCAGCGGCACCGCATGACCATCATCCAAGCTGCGAGGTCGCAAACGAATGAAGCATTCGCCGGAGGTTTCCACCGTACGTGCAGCGAGCGCTTGCTGGCCGTAAAAATCGGTCAAGTCATCGGCGTCCGATTCATCGACCCAGTCCTCCCACAGTTCCTGCAGTTGTTTGCGCAGGGCATCGTCGTCCGTCTTCGGCCGTGGATTGATGCCGGTGCCGATCAGGTTGCTGACACGCTTGTCGATGACGTTGAAGGCATACGGGTCGTTGCGCACTGCGGCTCGAGAACGAGAACGCAGATTGCGTAGCGCCGGAGTGTTGATGGTGTTCAGGCCACTGTCGGGTGCATCCCAGCCGGCGGATCGTCGGCCTTCCCCGGCGCCTTCGTAACTGGCCTTGATGTTCGACGGTAGCAAGAATCCGTTGCGGGTCAGCGTCGGATAACGGGCCATTACAGTCCCTTGCCTCCGTGATAAAGCCGGACTACACGTGACCGTGGGCCGGCGGCATTGAGCAGCGAGGTGCGAATTTCTTCACGGGCCTGCAGCAGCTCGTTGATGGTGCGGTACTCGACGGTCCGATCGCCGAAGCGCACGGTTTTTTCACCGCGCGCGATGGCCTTCTCGATCACGTCGAGGTGCTGTTGAGTAAAGGACATATCAGCGTCTCTTCAGATAACCGCTTGTAGAGCTGCGGCGTTGAGATGGTGAAGCTGCAGGTCGCGCGGGTGCGACAGGAGCAGCTGGTATAGGTGAGGCCATTGGCGCTTGTCTCACGGCCGCCGGAGGTGGCGATGACTCGGCGGCTGGTGCTTGATCAACACGCTCGGCCTGCAGAGGCTTGGCCGGTGCATCGTCAAACAACCCGGATTGCGCCAGAGCCTGCCGCACCCGATCCCAGTCATGTTCCTGGTACCGGTTGATGCCCAAGTAGTGCGCCATGGCCAGGCAATACACCATCAGGTCAAGAGCCTCGTTGCGCTCGGCTTTGCCCTTCACCCACTCGATGCGTTTGTGGCCGCGGATGTAGCGAGCGACCTTGCGCTCGGCAACGCACTGGGCGAAGAACTCGTCCGGCAAGTCGTTGGCAAAATGCACAGAACCCGGTCCGTCCGGGAACGGGTAACGGTTGTAGATCCAGTCCTTGGCCGTGTCGGTGCCCACGAACCACAGCTCGGCGCCGTGGCGTTCGGTCTGGCCTTTCCAGGTCACGTCAACCATCGACGGGCGCTGCGCAATCACCGGGCGGCCAGGCTTGCTCGCACCCTTGATGGCGAATATGTTGCGCCAGCGACGCACGCGGCAGAACTGGTAAACCTCATCGGTGTGGTGCCCGCCGGAGTCGACACCAGTGGCCAGGATCGCCAGACCGACGCCACAAGGATGCCGGTAACGCGCCTTGAGTTTCTCGTCGAGCACCGCCCAGGTACGCTCATCTGCAGGGTCGCCCCAAATGATCTGGTGATCGACTACCCAACGCTCCATGCCGATACCGAAGCCCATCACCATCAGTTCTAGGCGGTTGGCCTGAACGTCGACGGCACCGGTCAACATCATCACGCCGGCCGGCATTGCGCCAAGGCTGTAAGTTTCCAGTCGCGCCCGAGCGATCAAAACTTCGGCTTTGGTCTGTTCGAGTGCACTGTCCCAAACCTTGGCCAGACGGGTGTTATAGAACACCTGCATGAGGCTGGTATCGCCTTGGGCCTGGGCCTTTTTCGCGTCTTCAAATTCTATGGCGAGCGATGTCCAGTCCATCCAGCCCATCGGCGAGTACAGGGCGCTGAGATGAAAGCCCACAGTCTTGCCGTCGCCGGTACCGTGCGCGCGCCACTCACCGCGGGCGAGCATATCGCCCTTATGGTGTTCTTCGATTAGCACATCACAGTCCAGGCCGGACGCCGCACATTTGTAATGCACAACGCTAAAATCGGCCGAATACAGCAGGTTTTCCCACTCAAGCACCTGCATGTGCCCACAATGAGGGCATGGCACGTAGTAGTGGCGCTGATCGCTGGACTCGAACAGATCGGCGATCCGCGAGGCGCCCTTGATCGTCGGCGAGCTGGAAAAATAGATCTTGGCGTTACGACCGAAGTTGGTTGCACGCGTCTCGGCCAATCGGATGGGATCACCTTCCTGACCAACATCGTTTTCCCAGCGGTCCACCTCGTCGCCGTAGATGTAACGCGCCGACAACTCGGAAAGGTTAGCCGCAGAACCCGCGGTGGTGACATACAGCGAGCCACCCTCGAATTCCTTGGTGTCCATCGTGTTGCGGGCGTCGCGCGAACGAGTGGCCGCAACGCGCTCGCGCAAAACAGGGGTGGCCTTGATGGTCTTGCTGATCCGCCCCGACACCCGCTTGGACAGGCCGAGGCTGGGCAATAACGCCAAAATGTTAGATGGCGCCATGTGAATCAGTCCGCCCATCCAGTTGAGCGCGATCTGGGTTTTCATCAACTGCGAAGCCACCATCGTGACTACACGTCTGCATGGGTGAGCCGGCGACAGACATCGCATTGGCTCACGGGCATAAGGTGTTCGTGAGGTACGGTATTGGCCGGGCTCAGGTGCGCCGGTGTCCCGCGGAATCCGCATGTACTCATCGGCCCACTCATCAATCCAAAGATCGGGATCGGGACGCAGCCCACGGAAGTAGTTCTCACGGTACACCTGTGCACCGTCAGAAAATTCCGTGTGCATAGGTTCAGTTCACTGTTAAGGCGTGATCAAGGTCGGCTGAAGAGAGGCGCTCGGCTTCCTCCAGCGTTCGTCGGATTGTCGCGGTGAGGTGTTTTTCGATTTGCCAAGGATCGGTCATGGCCGCCAAGTCGTAGGACAGCTGAGGCAGCGGACCAAACAACTGATCCCGTAGCAATCGACCGGCGTCGTAGGCACCGGTCTCGACTGCCTCCCTCGACACCAACGAACCTTGAGCCTTACCCAGTTCGATCTCGGCCAGTTTGGCCATGTTGTGCTCGCGCAGTGCGCGGGACTTCTGATAGTCAGGATGCTTGCCGTCGACCGGGATCAGCTGCGGCAGCGCAGCCGTGGAAGTCGGTTCGGTCAGCGGGGACAGTTGGCTGTAAACGTCACGCTGAATCCGGTCTTGTTGGTGACGGTCAGCGACAGCGGCCTTACTAGGGTCGCTGGATTTATCGAGTAGCGCCTCAGTGGCCTCCAGGTCGATCTTGCCATTTGCGGTGAGCACCAGCCGATCCTGGTTGGCCAATTTTGAAACATAGGATTTGGCCCAACCGCGCCGGGCCGCAAACTCCGTTTTGCTGATGATTGTCATGGTTAATTCTCCAGTTCACCCCACGAGTTCACCTGTTCACCTCAGTTCACTAAGCTGGTGAACCGTCCGCTAACACAGTCCCGCGGGTTTCCGACCCCGTGTCCTTCAGATACCCCTAGGGTCCCCGGTGGTTTTCGGGGTGCCGGGGCGGTGCATCACCCCTGCCCGCCGCTGGTTGGCGGGGCTTCGCTGAGGCCCAATCGCTTGGCAGCCCATCGTTCGTACAATCCGATGGCAACGTCCGCGCCGGCCATCGCCGTCAGGCAACCCAACGCGCCCGCCGTCCACAGCGACATCCCGGCGGCGATCATCAACATCATCGCCGTCACCCCGCAGACAATGCAGGCACCAGACCGAAGTGCCAGCCGGCGCAACAATGCCCAGCCTCGCGCCCCATCCTTGTCTGCCCGCCACATCTCCCCCGATACGCCACCGACCAGAGCCAGAACGATCACTAACCAAATCGGCATTTCTGCCAGTGCTTGTTGCTCATTCGTCATGTCTGCTCCCCATGGTTTATAGATTCGGAACACGTCCAAGTTACTTGGCTGTCACACCAGAATGTAAGAAGCTCTATCCGACGTAATCCAACGGATCGGAGCAGAGCAATGAGTGTATTGATCGATGTCGTAACCACAGTGGGTGTGGTTGGCTCGCTAATGATTGGATGGGTTCAACTAACAGATCAGAAGCGATTGGAGCTGCGCACATGGGCGATCAAGCTCGCAACGATTGCCAGTGTTCTGTTGGTGGTGGGCAGCGGGATATGGGAAACGATCAAGTTCGGTAGGAGTGATGCGCCTTTGACGCGCATGGATATCTTGTGGCTCCTGGCTAACCTTTGGAACACAATATTTTATCTAGCGATTGGCGTTGCTCTTGCCGCGTACTGGTCTAGCCCCAAGGGAACGAAGGAAAAGCTGGCAGCCTTTCGAATTCCCACCAGCGACAAATAAAAAAACCGGCCGTTTGGCCGGTTTTTTGTGCCGCTCTCTGCGGTCGCACCTATCGAAGATGACTACTTTTTACAGGTCGATTCCGGTGGCAGCAACCCTGTTTTAATGCCACCCGGTGAATAAGTGGGTAACGCAGGGTGAACGCCTAGCGAATGTCGGCGAATACACCTCCCCGGCATTCTGTTATTGCGGCGTTGTCCCATACGTCCCACTTTTCATAATTGAAGTGGGACACCTGAGAGCGCCTGAATTCGGGGCTTCGCCCCACTATCCTACTTATCTTTCTCTTTTCTCGTGTAAAGGAAGAAATTTAAAGAACACGCGTTCGCGCGTAAGCGCGTACTGCTTGCCCGCTACGCTCACACGGGCGGGAGGCACTACTAGGCGGGACGGTGGGACAACCCAGCAACGACAAGGCCCGCACCTGTCCCACTGCATCAAAACGCAGCGGGACAAGACGGGCCAGTGGGACAACCACAACCGGACGAATACCTTGGGTCACGCAGCCTGCCCCATCATCACGCCGAAGATCTGCAGATGCGCATCATGCAACCGCTGATAGTACGTATCGCGCCCACAACCGCAGTGGGCATACCGCAGGCGCATATCCACATCGAGCGTGCAGTAATGCTCACGCACCACCGTCACCAGCTCCGGCGCGAGGTGCTTGGTCACGATCAGCTCGATGTCCAGCGAACTCTCCATTGGTGCACGGAAGGCACGCCGCCCCCTGATCAGTTGCCCGTTGCTCTCCATCATCATGGCAACCATATTTCCCCCGGCCAGCCCCCCTTTCGAATGTTCTGAATGCAGCTCCTGCGCCCACAACCTCAGCAGCGAATCGATCTCCTTAATCAAAGCAAGGCTCCTCAAACTGAACCCGCTGCAACGCCGAGGCACCGCCCCACCCTGCCGGCTTCTTGTATGCCCAAGGCCGCTGCCCGCTCTTAGCCAATGCCGGCAACCGAACACGCCGCCAGCCCAACCGGTGCATGATCGCGCCGACGCGCATCTGCTCCGGCTTGCCCCAGTGTCCGAAGTCCAACTTCAACGCACTGGTGAGCACGTCACTGCCGGTGGTGGTCTCGCCGATCTGCGACTCCTCGAGCCAGGTCAGAATCGGCCCTTCCCATTCATCCACAACGAAGCGCTCGTCCTGCTCCTCGCCGAACATCGCCGCCTCATCCAGCGTCACCCACCAGAGGTCGCCCGCGTCGTAGCAGAACACCGCCTCGGCCCACAGCTGATCGCGCATCGAGCGCAACAACTCCAGATCCACCTTGGTACACGCCACCGGCCAGTAACGCCGGTTGCCGGTGGCGTCCTTCAGATACTCGTCTTGGTTGGTCGTACCCACGAAAACACACTGGCGTGGCACGTCCATCGTTCTGCGGCCGTAGCTCTCGCGGTAAGTGTCCGTGGACGCCGAAAAGAACTGCTTGGCCTTCGTACTCTCAGCCTTGTTGAAGCTGTCCAGCTCGCCCAGCTCAACGATCCACTTTCCCCGGATCGCCTGAAAGCCGTCCTTGTCGCCCAGCGCAAACGGCGTGTCCATAAACCACTCGCCACCGAGGATGCTCATCGCCGTTGACTTACCGGCGCCCTGCGCACCTTCAAGGATCATCACCGAGTCAGCCTTGCAGCCGGGCTTCATCACCCGAGCAACGGCCGACAACATCCAGCGCTTACCGACCTTCGACGAGTAGTCGGTGGCCTTAACGCCCATGACATCGGTAAGCCAGCTTTCAAGCCGGGGCACTTGATCCCACTGCAGCTTGCGCAAGTACTGCCGCACAGGATGAAACGCATGGTCATGCGCAACCACACTCACCGCCTCGATCACATGCGAAGCTTTAACCCGCAAGTTGTACTGCTGCGCGAGCCACTTCATCACCCGCACATCATCAATGTCCGCCCAATCGCCCGTGCCGCCGCCATAAGGCGCCGCACGCAGCTTCACGATCTTCGAACTGAATGCGCTGTAGCTGATCACGCCGGCCCAACGCTCATCGTTGGCCAGGATCAACTCGACGTTCTGCATATGCGCGATCAACGCACCGCTTTCGCTACGGGCGAGCATGTCCTTCCAGCCACCAGCGGCCGGGGGTTTGACCACCGCCAACACCTGACGGCGCACCGCCTCCAAGCCTTCCGCGACATGCAGATCATTGAAGTCGGTCCACTTAGCTTCCCGCTCGCTGGAAAAGATCGGCGCAACCACCTGGCCACCGACAATTAGCGCCGCGTTGTTTGCTTTCTCTTCACCGGGATTCCACGTGTCACCATTCGGCTTCGTGGTCTTCCAGTCATCGTCCCGGCAGATGATCAGCGGACAACCGGCGAAACGCTCGCGCATGGCCTTGCAAACCACCAGCAAATTGCCCGCATCAAACGCAACGGCCACGGTCAATGACGTGGCCATATGCAGACTTGCGCCGGTCGCGTAGCCCTCACACACCAGCACCGGCTCGCCCGGATCCGGGTGCGGCCCGATCAGATGGAAAGCACCTTCCTTCGACATGCCGTAAGGCCAATAGGACTTGTCCCGCCCGGTGTCCTCTTGCTTGGTCGGGAACACCACCTGCAGTCCCACAATCTCGTCACGCACGTTGTTCATTGGTACCAAAAACGCCCCGGTACGCGGCGCATACCGAACGCCGAAGCCGACAATCTGCTTGCGATCCAGATAGTCGCTACGGCCCTTCTCCGGCATGCGCTTAAACATACCCGCCGCACGCTTCGCCGCACGACGTGCCGCGTTGGCCGAGATCTCAGCCGCGCGCCGTTTGGCCTCTTCCTGTCGAGCGCGCATAACTTCGCGTTCTTCAGGCGACATGCGCCCGGCCTTGACCTTGATCTTCTGCGACTCGCCAGAACGCCAGTCACCGAACGCACCGAAGATCAGCGTCTCGCCCTTCTCGGTGCGCTGCTCATGAACGACATACCAACCGTTCTTTTCCTTGCCCTTGTCTTGCGTCGTCTTGCAGCGGGTCAGCTTGCCGAACACCAAAGGCTGCGCAGGCTCAAGGCCGTAATCAGCGAATTGCCCCAACACTTCATCGAGCATGGATGGCCTCCATGATCTCCTCGACCTCCTGGCAGCTCACGCATTGCGTGCAGCCAGGAACAGCTAAACGCCGGCCCTCGGGAATTGGGCTGTCGCAGTTTTCACAGAATAGAAACGAATGCGCCGCCAAAGCAGGTTTAGCGGCGTTGCGTGCAGCGAGCGCCTGATCGATACGCTCTTGCACCAGGTCATTTGCAAAGTCAGCGATGTCAGCCACGATCAACACCCCGCGTCGTCTGGTTGACATATGTGGCGCGGTTGAACAACCCCAGCAACCCCTGAATCCCACGAAACACCTGCAGGCGAATCGCGGCGAGTTCCTCATCGGAAACAACCCCGTCGCCAATGCTCTTGGCCCAGGTATCCGCCAGATCCGCCACCTGCCGGAAGTATTCGGCAATACCGGTGGTCAACGTCTCGGGCATGTCGTTGGTGTATGCCTCAGCCAGCTCCTGCCAAGTCGTGTCACCGACCAAGGCATGCACTGCATCCAGAATGCGGCGATCCTTGGTCAGCTCCAGAATCTCGCCGAACTCTTGAATATTCACCGTGTGGCTTGGGTGGGTTGGGGACAGCTTGTGCTGCAGCGTGGTCGCATTTCGGCCGGTGGTGGCGGCAATGGCTGCGGCGCCGCCGGGGTAGTCCCGAGCGGCATGGTAAAGCGCGAGATCGAGCGGCAAAACTTCCCGCTGCGCCCGCTCAACAGAATTCAGAGCGATACGGCTCATGGCATTAATCCTTGTAAGTTGCCAGTGCCGCGCGACATGCAGTGGTGATACATTTGCCGCGTGGCTTGAAAGGGCCCAAACGCCGGCTAGATCTTCGGGATCGATACCGGCACCGTGCCGGGGCGAGCAATCCATTGCTCACCCCTGGCGCAACAGCTGCCAAATCTGTGGTGGAAGAGGCAGCAACACCAAGGCTTCCGAGCCTTGGAAAAGCGCGATAAAGAGAGGTGGTTGCATGTGGTGTGCCCGCCTATCTTTATCGCGACCCGACAGCGCTGTGGTGGTGCGTGCCGGGAGGAACTGGGCGACCTTTGGGTCGCCTTTTTTCTGACTAAGCTGCAGCTTTTTGCGGAGCTGAAGCGTTCAACAGCCAAGCGGCCTGGAACGCATTACCTTTTTGCTTCGCAGCAGTCGCCAACAGTTCAGCGTATTTAGTTTCACCTGTGTAATCCGTTCGCGGCAGGCATGCTGCGCGACGCCATTTGTTAAGTGCCTGACAGCTTCTATTGCATACCTTTGCTGCGGCTCCGATGCCACCGACGGCTTCAAAAGCAAATGCGATAGCGCTGGGAAAATCTGCGTGGTCCAACATGACAACACCCATTTTATCAACTCGTGGTTGATGTTATAGATCAACTGACTGTTGCGCAACCTTTGTGAGACGCTCAACCTATGGTTGATAAAAACTCTCTACGCGCAGCTTTTAGCGAGCGCTTACACGAAGCCCTTAACGATGCTGGCGTCCGCGCTAGAGGTCGAGGGGTAGACATCCATCGCCAACTCAAGTCCTTTGGAGTCGAAAAAACGACTCAAGCGATCAGCAAATGGCTAAATGGTGAATCCATAGCGGAGGCCGATAGCATGGCAGCGCTATGCCATTGGCTCAAAGTACGCCGCGAGTGGCTGGAATATGGAGTGCTACCCAAGGAACAATCTATCGAAACTGCTATTCACAACAAAGCGGGTGGAATCGATCACAACGTGAGTAGCATTTACAACCGTTTTGGAAAAGTGCCTTTAATTTCCTGGGTTCAGGCTGGGGCTTGGTGCGAGGCAGTTTTCAATACAGATTCACATGACGCAGAAATGTGGCTTTCATGTCCTGTTAGCATAAGCAAAAACGGATATGCCCTAAAAGTGGTTGGTGACTCAATGACGAATCCATCTTCTGGAAGAAGTTACCCAGCTGGTTGCATTATCTTTGTAGATCCCGAAGCAGAGTGCCGTACGGGCGACAGAGTAATTGCAAGACTGTCCCGCACTAATGAAGTAACGTTTAAGGTGCTAGTAGAAGATGCAGGGCGCCAATATCTACGCCCCATCAACCCACAGTACCCTGTTATTGCTATTACCGAAGAAACACACATTTGTGGAAAAGTAGTTGGATCATTTACATTTGAATAAAAAGGAATAAAACATGGACGCACTAGCTTTATCTATTTTAACATCCGCCACTTACGACCTGTTGAAAACAGCAACAAAATTCACGGCAAAAACAATTAAATCCGAATTAAAGAAATGGATTTTGGATGATGATACCGCTGAAAAGATTGTCAGTGAGCTAGATTCACTGCAACTGACTGATCAGATGAGCGAAAAAGCGATCAAGGAACGAATTGAAAATACAAACATACCTAAATTGCTGGAAAATCTTCAACCATCACTTCAGACCACGAACATCACCCAAACGCATTATGGCTCCGGTGACAATGTAGGTGGCAACAAGAACTGTTAAGGGAATTCAGTACATGGATAGTTCTAATACGGTCGACATCATACAAAACCACTACGGTGCTGGCGACAACGTCGGGACCAAGTATTATCAAGCATTTCAAACATTAACACCCCAACACCTTGTAAAACCAGTCGGTATGGTTTTCTCGAGCATCAGAGACAAAGACAATGCCAAGGCTCTGATACAGTTGGAAATCATACAAAGTACAGAAAATCTTGATGACCGTGCTAGATCTATTCTGAGAATTCTTTCCATACATTTGGGTCTAGCCGACTCAGCTTCAGCCGACAATTATCCAGCTTTAATCAATTTTTTGTCGTCTGCAAGCTCCGATTTAGAATTCGATATTTGTTTAGCTGCGTTACTTCGTTTAGATCTAAAAAATGGAAAAACCGCAGATGCTGCCGAAAGGTATAAGCTGGCAGAAAAAATTGGCGAATACTCGAAAGAGATATTCTACGAACTAATAGCTGATTCCGACACCCTTGAGACTGAATTTAATCAAAAAAAACTGTTGATGAAAGAGGGCGAATTCAGCGGAATTATATTAGGCGCCATTCGGGTAGAAAATCATCAGTTACTCAGCTTGGCAACAACTCGACTAAGCGAAACATTCCCATCTTACAACAGCCATGCCTACTCTTTAATTTGTGAAACCCTCAAAATAAATCCTGAGCTTTCCGAAAACCAAAGCTACTTCATATCAAGAACCACAAAAGAAAAAATTGATAAAATATTATTACAAACAGAGAAACTCATATCTGAATCAAGGGGAAAAGACCCTCGATTATTTGATATAGCAGTGTCCCTTTTACAATATACGGGATGGAGCTACCCATCGGTTACTGATACCTGTTGGGCTTATGTAAGTGAATTTGAAAAAAAATATCCCGAATACGCAACACGACTCCATATTGCCTACAACGAAGACTTCAGCAACGCACCTGACGTTCTAAAAAAAATTGGCCAAGCCAAATCAAATAGTTATAATCGCCAAGAAATCGCAAAGACAATAATAAACAGTCAAAATATTGATTCAGATACTTTCCCGCTTCTATTTGAAACTTTAACACCAGCGGAAATGCGCCAATGGTTAAGAGCGGGCGGTAAATTCTCGATTAACGATAATTTCGAACGCAGTTTCATTGAGTTATTACTGTATTCCTCTGCGATAACGAGCAAAGAAGAGAAACTCGCGATTGAAGAGCTACGAGTACGATGCAAGGAATTTGTTGATCTACATATAGATCTTATAAAAAAAATAAATCAGCATCTTTTGCTTCGACTCTGCACCAACCTCGACAAACTTAAATTACCATCAATATGCTGCGCAATACTTAAACCTTTACTACCCGCACAGGATTTATGGGTTTCTCCCGTACTGACAATTTATCTTAAATCACTTTTAGATACTCATCAGCTAATCACTCTTGAGTCTATATTATCAAATCTGCACCCAGATGAGTGGAATGCCACGGTTTGGCAAATTAAGGCGATGGCTCATGAGCAAGCCGGCGATTTGCACGGATCATTGAAAGCGGCAGAACAAATGTCTGCGTTGGCTCACGGCGATTTGGCCGCAACAAGTTACTATGCTCACTTGGTAAAAAAAAGCGGCGCGACTGACTTGGAAGTCAGTGAAATATTCAAATCTATCCCAGACAGCTCTCTTGCTTATTTTTCTAACGAGGCAGTTCGCGCCGTTCTACTTATTGCTAACTTCCAAAGTTTTCAGCGTGCAGAGAAAATCCTGCTTAATTGGTTCACGCACAACCCTAGCAGCTGCGCAACGGCTATAACACACTTTCACTTCAACCTTATTGAACGTGAAAACTTGATTACCTCCCCTAAACTTGAGCAGTATATTGGCGGCTTCAAATACTCAAAAGAAGGCGAAGAATTTACCAAGCTCGCAGTAAAAAACAAACCTAACGACAACGACTTTGTATTAGATTCCGACTCTCCTTTAGCCAAACTTCTAGCCACGATGAACATTGGCGAGACTACAACTCATAACATGCAGGACGTTACACTATTAGAAAAATTAGATCCATATACTACAATATTTAGATTAGCATTGAAAATTCGCGATTTAAATAATGATGGTTCGGACGTGTTTTCCGTTTTACATGTGCCAGAGGACCCTGAGGACTTAGTAGAGGTTCTTAAACGAAAACTGGGAGAGAACAGAGTTCAACAAGAGGAACGCCATAACATCGTAGCAGATGCAACACTCCCTATTTTTTTTAAGGGCCACAACTTAAATGGGGGAAACTCAATAAAAGCAGCACTTGAACAACTCACAAACAGATCATCATCGAAGCTGAATCTTCCGAACTTTGGAATTCAAAACCCTGGCACCGCATTAATTGATCCATATACTGCATGCTATCTTGGCTTAACAGGTTTGGCGTACAGCATCGCAAATCACCCTACAAAATTCCAAATAACTGCGGAAACTCGGGCAGCAATTCATAACTGGCTATCCGAGGTACGAAGTCCTTCTTACATGACAATAGGCACCAATGAGCACGGCCAGCTCATTAGAACCACCGGCGAGGACATAGCAAAACAATTTAAACAGTTGATGGACGGATTACAGATCATATTAGATTCTACTGACACAGTGTATCCTCGGCTCTACAATCTTCCCGAGCAATTAATTCAGTTCGAGCATTTTTTTGACATTGCTACATTTTCCACTATCAAGTCATCCTTAGCCAATAACACTCCATGGCTTTGCATTGATGAAACTTTCGCGTACCTGCTTAACTCTTTGAACTACCCATTGATGCCCGCCTACAGTTCTTTTACAGAAATGGGCTCAGAACTTGACTACACTCAGAAATCTCCTGGATTATTATTACATGCAATTAATTCTACCCCCTACGCACTGACCTTCAGGGATTTATTACTACTTACGACTGAAGAAAATGCCAATGCAGACTATGCTCTAGCAGAAATATTAAAATCTAACAAACCTTTTCTGGCTGAAAATACAAACTCAACCGAAACCATTACTAGATATTTAAGCATCCTTATTTTCAAAGGATACAAACAAAAACATCTTGACGATATAAATTGGGATCATGATCCAAGTAAATCTAGATATTTTGAAAAGGCATTTAACGCTTGCTTAGAAATAATTATTAGTTCCTCACCTGAGCTTAAGGCCGAACATAAAATTGCTTATTTTTTTTACAACTTCACGAAAACATACGTAATGCTAAAAGCCACTCATGAGTTTGTTGCCAACCAAATTTCTAAATTTTGTAATGGGCACTTTTTGTCCATTGAATCTATAAATCTTCATCTTGAAACGTTAAGAGGTAGTTAACTCATGACCCTCACAACCAAAAATCAACCATCAGTTGACATTGGTTGATTTTTGGTTGAAATTGCCCTCACTCTTCCACCACAGAGCGAGGCAAAACCATGCACACCACAGCAACCTTGCACGTCCACCCGGCCGCTTCAAACCCCTTCCGAATTTTTGAAATCCGTCGCTTAGCCCGCGAGTGCGGCTGCGCATTTGTCACCACCAAACCGAAGCTGAAAGCACGCACTACTTCCTCTCCATTAGATCCGAACGGCGGAGGGCAAGCAGCATGATCAAGTACAAAGTCGACAACCGTACCCTGCAGTTGCTCAATGCACAGGTCAACCTGACCGAGACCTTCAACCACGTCCTGCGAACTGCGCCTAGGCGAGAGTGCCTGGCGTTTCGCCTCGAGGTTGAACGTGGCATCTCAGAAAGCACCTTCGTTGTGGAGCTGGGCAGCGAACGCCACACGCTGACCCTGGCGAACGAAAAGAAGATGCATCTCAAGCTGGCCGACTTTATCGAAGAGATCGCCAACGGCCCGTTCGACGCCAGCAATACCAGCGACCTGCTGCACCGCCCCCACGCCAGCCGCGAATACGGCCGCTTCGAAGTATCGGATAAGCAGCGGGTGTTCGAGCTGGTGCGCACCGGCGGCGTGCTGAACCTCGATATGGGTTTCGACTACCCGCTCATCGTCGCGCTCCATCGCACTCACACTCGATCAGGTGTCACCACCATCCTGAGCATCGGTAACAAAAGCCCGCACACCCGTTGCTTCACCGTGTACGGCAGCGATGTCGAGATCTACGGCAAGGTCAGCGAATCCATTAACCACCTTGCTGCAGCGGCAACTCCAGCTGCGCACGCGGCATGAGGTGCACACCATGGAACGCACCCTCGCCCAAGCCGCAACCCACCTCGGCCTGACCCGGCCCAAGCTGATCGCACGCATGCGGGAAAAAGGCCTGCTCAACGAGCGAAACCTGCCGGCCTACCCCAACCGTGACCGCGATTATCTGCGGATCAAGGACGGCCAGTGGTACCACGACCAGCTCGGCATGCAGTACAGCCAATCGACCCGGATCAAACAACCCGGCATCCGCTGGCTAGCCGAACAACTGGGCATTGATCTGCCTGCCATCCCGGCAGACAACCGTGACGTGGCCTAGGGAATACGCCCGCCAGATCATCGCCATGCGGACACGAGAGGAGCGCAACGCCGCGCTCCTCGAAGTGCCCGAACATCTGCGCGAGCTGACCAGAACGCACTGCTTGAACGCCTGGAACCACCCGGTCAGAAAACAACGCAAGGAGGCCCAACAAAGCCATGAGTAACACAGCACAAAACCCGCTCCGCCTGCACCCGGCACCGGAGTCAGCCACCGTCGAACTGCTTTACCGCATCTTCGGCGACGTCCTGATCCCGCTCGACAAAGTGCGCGAGCAGTACTTCCGCAACCTCAACGAGCAATCGTTCGTGGCCGAGATCAGCAGCGGCCGCATCCAGCTCCCCATCACCACGCTGGACACCAGCCGCAAGGCACCGAAGTACGCCCACATCCGCCACGTCGCCTCACTGATCGACATCCGCGCCTACAAGGCCGACGAAGACATGCAGCGACAGCAGGACGAAACAACCGAGTAACAACCACAAACCGAACGGCTGCCACCACCAGCCAGAGACTTCACCAGGAGCACACCACATGACTGCAATTCAGATCTGCGCGCTCATCGTTCTGATCGTTTTCGCCGGACTACTCGTCTGGGCAGGCTACTTCATGGGCCATAGCGACGGCATGTCCGCTGGCATGAAGGAAGGCGACGAGATCCAGCGTGCAGAAAGCGCCAAGACGGTTCGCGAATTAAGGGCATCTCTCGACTTCATCAGGGCCGATCACTCCCGCTTGTCGCAACACTGCAAACGGCTGCAGATAGCGATGGCATTCGGAGGCCCCGAGCGCTTAGCGCTGCTGGAAATCGCCGAGAAACTTCGCATTGCCGCCGAGACATTCAGTGCATTCCGCACAGGCAAAAAACTGGAACGCGACACTCGCGCACTGCGCGACCGAGCTCTCGACATGGCTGAGCAACTGGCTCCCTTTAATGTGGGAGACGCCGCATGAGCGAGATCCTTACCCACTTCAACACCCACCGCGACACGGCATACGCCTCACCAGCGGCGGACGAACCAACGCGCAATCGAAACTCGGAGGAAAGCGGCATGCAAATGGACCAGCACAACACCCAATGCACGACCGCTTTGCTCTGCGAAGCAGTGAGCGTCGACACGCTAGAAACAAACAGCCTCTGCTGCGCAGCAGCAGGCATTATTGCTCCTTCGAGCAGCACCACCGAGGCGTTTATACCCCACGAAAAGCTGCGCGAGGCAGCCACACCCTATGCAACGCTAACCGCTCAGGATCGCCCGCCCGCGCAGCTTATTCAGGGGTATAAGCGTCCTTCATTGGAGGCCGCGTGAATGAGCTGGCTCTTTTCGCAGGCGCTGGTGGCGGAATACTCGGCGGCCACCTCCTCGAGTGGCGCACCGTTTGCGCCGTTGAGCGTGATGCCTACGCTGCACAGATTCTGGCGCAACGACAAACCGATGGACTGCTCCCGCTTTTCCCGATTTGGTCTGACGTGTGCAGTTTTGACGGACGACCATGGCAAGGCCTTGTTGACGTGGTTTCGGGAGGATTTCCTTGTCAGGACATCTCGGTTGCAGGCAATGGCCTGGGTATCGCCGGCGCCCGCTCCGGACTGTGGCGGCAGATGGCACGAATTACCGATGAGGTACGACCGCGCTACGTCGAACTGGAGAACTCACCATTGCTTGTGGGAAGAGGACTTGCCGTGGTGCTCGGTGACCTTGCCGAAATGGGGTATGACGCGCGATGGGGTGTTATCGGAGCGGCTGACCTCGGTGCCCCTCATCAGCGGGATCGGATCTGGCTCATCGCAGAAGACACGCGTCAGGCGGTGGCCAACACCGGTGGCGAGCATGGCAAAGGGATCCTCACCCGCCGCACTGACTCGCCGCTCCGGTGCCGACCGCTCGAACGATCGCCTGGATCACGCCGTGATGGCACTGGATGGTGGTCATCTGAACCCGGAATGGATCGAGTGGCTGATGGGGTGGCCCATCGGATGGACCGACTTAAAGCCATTGGGAACGGACAGGTTCCAGTCGTGGCAGCAGCAGCATTCGACTTATTTTCAGGAACAGCGTCATAAGGAGGCCGCATGAACACTTTGTTTCTTCTAATGGCACAATATGATGGCCAAGCAGTTATTCCTCTTATTTCCATATGCGAGGATTATATGGGATTAACGGTCGAAAAATTCAAACACAAATGCTTATCCGGCGAGATTGATATCCCTATCATCCGCTTAGGAGCTAATAGCCAAAAAGCCGCACTTGGCGTTCATATAAAAGACCTCGCTGAGTATATTGATCGCCAGAGGGAGAAAGCACGCCAAGAGCATCTAAAACTTATGGGAAGAGCGGCCTGAATTCTGCCGGGAGGGAAACCTCCCGACATTGGCAACTCGAGAGACACGTCAAAACAAATACTCAATACCCTTCTTCAGGATTGCGCTGAAGGCTCCGGCAGTAACGAACTTACCTCCCACTTTCAACCATTTTATCGCGGTATAGCGGGCCCCACCACCGCCGTTGTTGGATGACAAGTATTCCTCTACAACTCCAGCAAGCTCTCTAAACCCGTGGACAAGGTCAGCACTATCGAGCTGAGCTACCTTAACCTCTGCAACATTACCAGCGTCCACCTTGAAGAATACAACGCAAGGGAGATCTGCTTTACCTTCAACACCCAGCACACTAAGAAAGTTCTGATTGAAACTCTCCACCGCACCACGGTCACCACCATGAAGGTAAAAAAGGCTCAACTGCCTTCCTGAAATTCTATCTAACTCAGCAAAAACCCCTTGATCTCGGAGTATTTTCCTCAATGCCTTGTTATTAAAATCATAAAAAACAAAGGCAAAAGAACGCGCCCTCTTTTTTTCCAGATGCTCAGCGCAGATTTCGTCGAAACGCTTTATGAATTGCTCACGCCCATGGCCTATTCCCTGACCACTTCCCTGTTCATAGATTGGAATCATATAAGTCCTTTACATCATAAATTATTAATATTTTTTAATACTAAACTAGTTCCCATGGGAGATCTGTCCTTCCATGCACAGCCTTTAAAATTCCAGCCTTTCTCATGGCAGTGGCAGCCCATCGTGCATCGTACTGCCAAGTGTAAAGCAGAGCGCCTGATCGCCTTATCTCAACTTCGTAGTTATCCCAAATATACCTTGCCACATCCTTAGGCCAAGCTTTTCCACCTAAGGATTTCAGGGCCGCGACAACCCATTTTTTCATGTCCTCTCTGGTTGCCATCACCATCTCCACAATTAGAATTTGACCCTCAACGCTACATAGTAGTGGAATCTAGAACCGACTGAAGCCAGCGCCATCCTTTATAAGAATCGCCTCTGCCTCTCAGATGAGTGTAACGACGCAAGGAGTTCCAATCGCGGTGGCCCGAAACACTCGACACTCTCGGAATGTCCCAATCCATCTCAAACAGCCGGCTCACCCCTTCATGCCGCAAATCATGAAAATGCAGATCCTCAATGTCGAGCATAGGACAAGCCCGCGTGAATGAGGCCGATACTGACTTAGCGTTGTAAGGGAATATCTCCCGCTCAACCTTGGGCATGCTTTGCAGAATTGCCCAAGCTTCATCGGGTAGATGACACCACACGTCATTGCCAATTTTCTGCCCGGGGTTCTTCATGTCCCGAACCAGCACCGCTTGCCGAGGGCAGTCGAGATCATCCCAACGAATTCGCGTGATCTCCTCCTGTCGGCGCGTTGAGAAAAGCGCAAAAGCGATCACCTTCGACATGTCGATCTGAGCTTTGCGGCGCTCCTGCATTTCAAAGAAGTGCGCCATAAGCTTGTCCAACTCCTCAAGCGTCGGCCGGCGGTTACGCTCCTTGCTCTTACTCACCATGCCGAGTTTGCGTAGCACCTTGCGCGCGTCCGGCATCGCCAACGCATCCACCTCATAACCCCACGCGGGCCGTGCAACGGACAGCACCGCGCCCAAGTGCGACAGATCGTTGCCGACCGTCTGCGCCTGAACGCCGCCGCCCTCTTTGCTCATCCGCCATTGCGCGAACTCCACCAGCTTCTGACTGGTCAGCGCCGAGTCGTCGAGATCACCTAACCAGGTATCCTTGATCGCGTTGAGAGTTGCGTTCTTTGTCTTACCCAACGGCCGGATCTTTTCGTACTCGTCCAAGTACTGCTCGATCATCTTTCTGATCGTCACACCCTTGCGGTTCGCTCGCTCGATTGCACCAGGCTCGGCCAGCTCCGTCTCACGCCGCTTGATCCATGCCTGGGCTACCTGCTTGCGGTCGAAGGTTTGGCTTTCCTGATAAACTGTGCGCCCATCCCGATTGATCCGTATCTGCGCCGTATAGGCCGTCGAGTTGTCCTTGCGCTTGCGTGATGTGATCGTGCCCATTTCCAGTTGCTACATTGCCGAATTCGCTTGCTACATTGTAGCAAGCGACTTCGAAAAACAAGGAAAAATGGGTAAAAACCGCTGTATAAAAGATCAGTACGAATGAATTCCGAAAAACCTGAAGCGCCCGTAAATACAAGCCCGCCCCGCTCCGAGCCGTCTCGACGCTTCAGTGTGGCTCCGATGATGGATTGGACTGACCGCCATTGCCGTTTCTTCCTACGCCTCCTGTCGAAGAACGCCCTCCTCTACACCGAAATGGTCACCACCGGCGCGCTACTCAACGGCGATCACGAGCGCTTCCTCCGTCACAACGAAGCCGAGCACCCTCTCGCGCTGCAGTTGGGCGGTAGCGTTCCATTGGACCTGGCCGCCTGCGCACGCATGGCTCAGGAACACGGCTACGACGAGGTCAACCTGAACGTCGGCTGCCCAAGCGATCGTGTGCAGAACAACATGATCGGCGCGTGCCTGATGGGTCACCCGCAACTGGTGGCGGATTGCGTGAAGGCGATGCAAGACGCGGT